GTTTTTCGCCTATTTGAGATAGGTAGTGTCTCTTAGGTTACCTCGACATAGTTGGATGCATATTGGATAGCATCGGGACAAATATCCAACTGACCAACAATATCACAGCTGGAAGAAAGCTGCTTCTCGATTGCAATCTGACACGACACGGAAATGCCGTAAAGTCTCTCAAACAATACTCGGGTCCCTATACTTGGGCAAAAACGAGGTACCGCAACCACGTCAGGCAAAATTTCGTGGAAGCCATCAGAGACAAACCTGGGATGCACGTGAGAGGTTTTATCAAGGGCAATACGAGCCATTACACCAACTATAGGACATTGGGGGGTCTCGTAAATAGCAGAAAGGGCCTTAGCCCGCAGCAACTCATCCATTATACGCGGTCCAGCGTTGATGAAGCTGCCGGTCCAGCCAAACTTACTAAGGAAAGAGATGGGATTGCGGATAATCTCACCACTCTCGGCAAACACCATACCACAGAATGAGGCCTCACATGGATTAGAGACCTCCTCTATTTTAATGGTGAACCCGAGACTGGCATAATCCTTGGCGTTCAATTCAACAGAGCTCGCAAAAAGGCCATCATCACCTTCAACGAACCCTGCCAAATGGCCACCTTTCTCAGCAACAAAAAACTTGGCCAGCATCAAGTTGGTAAAGCCGTTGCCAAGAGAAGTACACATGTCACCACTCATTCGGCGACCAACAATCTCAGAACGCACACCTGTGCGAGTCCTCATCTTATTGCGACCCATTAGGGTCTCACATAAGAAGCCACTGTCAAGATCGTTTGAGAGACACCACCGATACAGTTGACATTCAACCGCATCCATAATCTCGGGAACAAAGTGACTCTCAAATGCAGTAAAATCAGTGGCAAAGTAACGCGTGCCATACTTCCGCATGTCGGAAATAAGGCGCGGACGTTCAACAACAGGTACATTCTTAATAAACTCTGGCAGTTTATACACCTCTTCCTCTATCGCTTTGAAGCGAGGGCCGGACCAAACTTTAAACAAATCACAGCGCGAATTAATCATACGTGGGGGTTTAAAACAAGGATAGGCTTCAGACTTCACGAAAGAATCAACGTGAGACGCTTGCCTACGAGTCGGCCTACCTCCACGGAGTTGTTCATGAGCCGCTCGCAATTGTTCTTTACGCGCTTCATTGTAACTTGTACTAGCTAGCCATTCTTCAAAGTCTAATGGTTGGACCTTGGGGATATTCTCTCTAATGAATTTCCCAACAAACTTCTTGAACCTCTTCATACGCGCCCTCTCGAAGGGTGGAAGGTCTCGGCATAATCTAAGGGCAATGCCGGTACGAACAGTAGCGGGATCATTGGAATCCAAACAGATCGGTGCTAGACCAGGGACTACACAATGATTTAGTCGTCGAAACATTTTGCGGCGGGGACGACGCACACCAGGACAAGACACACGGACTTCTCCGGTGTCCACTAGCTTAGAGACAGCGGGAAATGGAGGAATCTCATCTACTCTAACACCCACCGCAAACACTTTCCTCTGGGTTAAATAAGGGTCGGCTCGGGCTGCCGAAAAGAGGCAGCCCTTGCCCAGAAAAAAGGACTCTTCGAGATCAACTGCAGGCACATCAATTCAGATCCTGCAATAATACTGAGGTGATCCTCTTGGCCTAATGGCAAGGCACTGAGTCGCCTCATCTTCATCCGGATTGTGCTCAAAACCGCCACGTCATTAGTCCCAGCATCATATTCTGAGACTATGGTACTGACAATATGTGGACTATAGTTGACGCAAAAATATTGCTCAAACCGATGAATATTACCAGACCACGTGACGATAAGCAAAAGTGACATAATGCTAGCAATTGAGGCAATCACAAATGGGCAACCACATGCCACCATAATAGGCCAATAGGCAGCATAAAATAACCCGAGACAAAGGCGCAAACGATCAATAGACCAAGTCTTGGTAGAATAATCGAAGTACCTAAGCTCGAGGGGAGCCTTAACCTCAAGCACATTGCGATTAGTGAGAATACGCTTCTCACCAGCATAAGGAGGCAAACACGAGCCGCGTCCCAATTCTAACGGAAGAACCGTCTTCTTAACCAACCTACTCATAACAGCGGCCTCGTCCTCTATGTCACATCTGTGCCCCTTTAGTGGCAGCACAACCTCTAGATGGCTGGGCTCCGCACGACCTGAGCCCACTTCCTTAACTACAATAGGCGGAACGCGGGGCGAATGAGCTGATGCTAAAGCTTCACAAACTTGATCTGATTGGGCTAAAGGAACATTGGTTGTGCTACAAGTCTCTGTAACACAATCAACAGGACACGTCTTTTCATCACTCAAATGGTGATAGCCTACACTACCCCGCGTATTCCAAAGTGTTGCAGAACACTTAGGACACTTATACACAAACCTATTCTTGATACGGACTTTCTCACCGACGATCCTCAGGCCGGCATTACTGCAATCTTCAATGCTGTCAAACGGCCCAGGATTAGACTCAATACCTGACATCAGTAACATCTTACTGATCATACGAGCCAAGTTCTTTGCCCCTATACCAGCTGAGTTAGCTTTCAAAAACTCAACACTCACATCGGGCACTTCACCAATACGTTTAAAGCGTGACAAAGCTTTCCTAGCATCAAATTTGGTGGTACTAGAACTGGGCTTAGAGAATAACGGTCTTAATTTCGGCGGGACATTTTCTTGCATGCGTGCTATGCGAGTAGAGCGCGCCTTAGAATAAGCAAACTCCCTGCGTTCCTCAGGAGTTTCACCCTTGGCTTTCCCCCGAAACCCACGCATCCTATACCTATGCGCCTTCACTCGAATCTCTTTCAGGCGAGTTTTGGACATACCAATGGTCCTGGCAGAATAAGTATCGACATGTTCAATCTCAAACTCATTCTGCAAGTCAGTGACACCTTCGTGGTCCTTGCCCCTTCTACCGCGGGTGTGTCTCCTCACGGGATTGGGCGTAAAATCAATAGTAGTGATTCTAAACCTATGCATGGTCGAATCAAACCATGCAAGAACTGTGCACCAGGGTCGCAAATCTGCGTTGTCGAGGTGCCAATTCGCATGTGGGAAAGCCCACAACTGCACTTTAACAGAAGTGCTTAACTGGGTTTAAGGGCAACCAGCCCTGTGTTATAGCCCACAACGCTCATGCAGAAAGTCTGCATTAATACTGATAGACCATAACGTTGGCATCCGTAGCTGTCCACGTAGTACAAGTGGCAGCAGGATCAACGATAACAGTCTCACCGGAATTTAACACACGCACCTGAAAAGTCCATGTCAGATGTGTGGCAGCAGTATCATGGCCAATTGCAAAATTGGACGAAGTCGCGGTACCGGTCAACGTTGGCGCAGTGTCTGTATAAACAGACCCAGTAGCAAAAATAATGACCATGTACTCTCCAACTTCACCAAAAGTCAACGTCTGATCAAGCGCAGTAACATTGAGGCCATGCAGATAAGTGGGAGCATCACCAAAAATATGGGTAGCATTAACTGTGCCTCCACCCAATATCCTACGGCTTGCGGCAGTACGGATAGCCTCAGGGTCGGACTGAGGAGTCATGAAATCAATGACATAAGAAACGTAAAGCTCACCTGCAACTGTAGCCCCTGCAAAGCCTTGAGTGGCCAGCGCAAAGTTACCGACATCATATAACTTGACGTCAGTACTAGCTATTGTGCCAGCTCTAACAAACCTACCAGCGCCATGAACGCTCAAATCCGGAATAGAACAAGACATTACAACTGGTGCCCATCCAGGGGACCGAACAGCCCCTTTATAAGACAACAACTGAGTCTTATTTTGAGGGGCCGTATCGGATGGGTCATAATCCAGAGCCATACATATGGTCCCAGCAGTAGCGGTGGATTCCTGAGTCTCATACTCAAAGGACATCGACCGAACAAAATACGTCTCGTATTGACGGGCTATAGGTGCCAACCACGGAAAAGCAGCAGACAAACCTGGGTTGATGGACTGAAACTTCTGAACAGTAAAAGCTGTAGAACCAGTAACATCACCTAAATACTCCCTATGCGAGACGCGCACAAATTTGGAATTACCGACGACATTAGGCGCAGAAGTACGATTCTGACGAGCCGTGGCAACTGGTGCAATGACGCGCGCGTTACCATTGTTAGAACCTACCCTAGCCAAGCGAACGGATTTCCCTCCACGAGCAACCCTAGGGGGACGAGGTGCTCGGGCTTTAAAACCTTGAAAGTTAGTAATCTTAAAACTCGCACATGGCCAGATCAAACCATGGGCAATGACATGAGGAGTCGACAAGCGGTATTCCTCTCATCAATGAATGCAGACAACTCTGCTAATGAGGAGACAGCCTCAGACTGGGAAAAAC